TCGTCGGCAGCGTCAGAGGTGTATAAGAGACAGATGCAAGCTTCAAACCTTGCATGACTATACATAAACAGCGCATTGAAGCCTTGCCGCCAACCATCCTTGAAAATCACACAGCATTGCTCAATCCTATCAATCGTTTTGTTGAGATAGGCGAAGATAGTGCATTGCTGGCAGCGCTTGTTGAAGCGAAGCGTATGGGGTTTCGTGGGCAGTTTGTGAGCGGCCTCATTGATTTGTTGCGCGAAGCCGCTCAGCATAATGGATATAAGCGAACCTTAGAACTTATTGGCTAATCAGCGTCCCGCGCCTCGGTATTGACTGGGGCGCTACTTTTTCCTTTCAACCGTTACAATTGTGTCGTTATGATTACCACCATGGGGAATCAAGTAGATATCAACGATCTCAAAGCCCCGCTTGATTCCCATCCCCATGCTATTCCAGCCAAAGCTGATCACTGTCCCACCAGATACAACGGCCCGCGCTATGTGATTCTTCTGTTTACTCCAAAACGAGCTTTGGGTGTCCTGCATGGTTGCCTTCTTCCCAACAGACTGATAACACTCGGTAATTTGGCGCGGGCTATATGGCGGGTCGTAGACTACACCGTGTACATACGAGGCAGGGAAGCACTGCAAGAACGTCAGCGCTTCCATATGCACATCACTATCGCACGCCGGATTGAGATCGTTGGTTATCCATTCACATCCTGGCGCGATTGTGCGACTCAGGCTATTGCGGGCATACGGATCAAGCCATAACCCATGGGTGCAATGTTTTTCAAGAATTGTCCGAATAGGCTTGATTGAAAAGGTGCTGGCATTTGGCATAGCCCATATTCTGTCGAAAAAAATCGGCATAGCGATTCTCTTTCCTGTTACTTCCAAAACACCGTCACCGTCGCAATAATGCCAACCACCAACCCCAAAATGCCACATATCCACATCAGTGGATGGGTAAGCCATTGCCAATCAAGATCGTCCTTCCAAATCGCTGCCAGTAAGGCTACGAGCAGCAGACCTGTTGCAACGGCGTGCCATGGGGTGTAGGGGATACAGTGGCAGTTATACATACTTCTTCTCACCTCGCAGCGCCTTGGCTCCAACAGCAGCCCCAGCCAAACCCAATGCGAGCGCCAACAGCGGGTGCATCCCCGAAGCCACGGCGATACCAATCCCGAAGCACACCCCAACAATAAAGATTCCTGCCCAGTAGGCGGTTTTGAGTAAAAATGAGTGAACCATAGTGCATGTCCTCTCTGCGCTCTAGGCGCGGTCTATTCGTCGCGGAATGCCGTTATATCATAGCCTGGTACAGCGGCCACGCGGTCAATGGCGAGTCCTATCCCCTCGGCCCCTTGGAATGCGGGCACAACAATCACGTTGCGATAGGCATTGGCGGCTCGGTCGCTGCCGTAAATCGTGACACCTTCAAGTCGAATCAGCACGTCATGCAGTGCCCGTACAAACGGCGGATTCCAATCAATCAAGCGTGGCAGCGATCCGCCTGTTTCCTCGCCATAGGGCGGGTCGCAGGTATAGCCTGTGGCTGCCACTTCCCATGTCGTCACGTCCGTTTGCTCAGGCAACAGCGGCAACTCGAACACCAAGTCACGACCAGTCAGGTTGAGTGCCTTCACGGTGCGTTGCAGCACCATTTGATAGCCAGCGTGCCACCAGTCGAAGGTGATGGTTTGCACTTGGGCCGCAAGCTGGTTATAGAGCACATCAGGGTCACGGTCGGTAATCAAATCGTACAGGTTTGCCATAAGGTTGAATCCTCGCTCACAATGAAACAGCCTCATGCTACCACACGGCAACACAAGGCTGTCAACGAGAATTGATTGAGGCGTGATTAGATCGTGAGCCAGCGATTTGGCAGCATGGCTGGCACTTCTTGTTCAAGGCCGATTGTACGCAGCATTTGGGCAAAGGTTTTGTTGAGTTCAGTGGTAAGCAGGATGGCATCCATTTCAATGCCAATCGCATCTGAACAAGAGAAGGTATCAGTATTGACGGTAACAGATTGGGCCACATCCTCGTAGCGAACGAGAATCACCCGATTGGGGTCACGGTCACTCCGAGCGGCGAACACCCGATTGTATGGGCGCTGAATATCATTGATATATTCATTGGTCAATAACGTCCCATCCTTAGCGCTGATGACAGGAATGGGCTTGTTGTCGGCACGAAGGACGAAATTAAGTTGGCGAACAAATAACATGGGTAGCCTCACTTTCATTGAGATATGTTTAATTATTCTAGAATTTTGAATTATTCAGGTCGCGAATCATATCGCTCGCCGTGAACGGCAACCCATCTGGCATATGGTCACAATCCAGCTGATCAGTGTCGCGAGGGTCAAACGATTCACGGGGCGCTGGCACAAACGGCTCTTGAAGCGATTCACCAGCGAACACTTTTGCTAATTCATCTGTGGTCATTGAGTTCTCCTTAGGATAAGCAAAGCGCCCCACGGCTAAGGTGGAGCGCAGTCGATATTAGATAAGGTTGTTGATAATGAGGATGGCACGAATAGCAGGGTCGGCGACATCCCATAAGCGCTTGCCATCCATTGATCGGGCTTGTTTGTCGAGTTCGCCAGCATAATAGGCAATTGGGCATTCGCCTGTGCGGGCAACGTCAATGATCTCACGAATCAACAGCGCAACACTTGCGTTCGTTTTGCTCACTGGCTGTACTTTCCATAACTGTTCCAATACTGTTCCCAGCATAGTCATTGAACAGCCCGCCCAATCCACATCAGCCACATAGGTATTAAATAGGCGGCGCAAGACTGGTAGTACCGTCGATACCGTGGCAGGAACCGTTGGCGCAGGCCCGTTGTAGCCCATCACCACCCCATTGACGGTGCTGCCATTGATTGATACCACGCTTTGAATAACACTCCCACCAACGATATTATTCGTGGCAACGTTGGTTGATTGGGCTGTAAAACGCGGGCTTCCCGACACCACATTACCAGGGGTTTCAATGTGCAGGCCGTTGAGTGATTGGGCTGTTACGTTGCCAGCTTCATCAATCTCAACATTATGCCGAAAGTACGCACGCTGGCGGTGATGCGGACTGCTAGAATCAAATTCTTCACCATTGATTTTGACGATTGCCATAGTTTTGCTTCCTTTCATCTGAAATGACTAAGAACAATTATTCGCCGTTGCCAGCGCGGTCAATCGAATCGTAGATCTCGCCAACAACATCATTTGGGTTACGACCGCCGCCGAACACGGGTGGCTTCGGTTCTGCCGTCGCATCAACTGTTACACGGCCAGTTGTACGAATCGACAAGCCAGCCAACGACGCGACGCGCACATTACCATCACGGTCGATTTGACAGCCATGCTCCGTGAAGGCCGCAAAGCGTCGTGAAGGATAGTTCGCGTCGTACTCAGTCCCATTGATTATTACTTTCGCCATGATCTGCTCACTTCCTTTATAGGAGCGGCCCACACCCACTATGAGTGTAGGCCATAATTGACTAGACTAAGCCGCGAAGTTCTAGCCACTTCCGAGCTTGCCCATACCGGCGCATGGTGCGTGGCTGGCCGTTGATGTCGTGCAAGTAGCCAAGTTGTAAAATAATGCCCGACAGGATAACAACGCGCCGATCAAGATGGGCCGAGCGAATCGACTCCATCAGTCCTTGCCGCTCCACTTCGGCGGTGATCAAGGCTTCGATCTGATCATCAATAAACATCTTGAATAGATGCGTATCGCGATTCCAATCATAGTCCGGTATCAAGTCCATAGTGTTCCTTTCAAGAGCTAGCACCAAGATTCCTTGGATGTGATCAAGTATAGGGGATGCGCGTGGTCTTTGGCATCCCCTCTAGGGGTGAATCAACGGGCGATCTATTCTCGCTCAATGAGTGATGGGTTGTCACGCTTGAGCGCCACCGTATAGGCCGAGCGCAGCAACATAAAGGCTTGCTCACGCCCACTTCGTGCCAATGAGAAGGAATCTCGCAACAGAAACAGCGCTTCTTCCATGTCCTTTATGGTGATGGTTGTGCTGGTGTTCTGCCGAATGTAGCTATGCAGCACTCGCGCATAATAGGCTGTGTCTCGATAGAGTTGAGCTTGTGAAATAATCAGCGATTCATTGAAATTCTTGCGATTATTCCGCTCTATGGCCCACTCAGCCAAGGCTTTAATTGTTCCGAGAATGAGTAGCCCGACAATCGCCGTGGTATACCACTGGATAATCACAAAACCCCATGGCCGCGCTTCCGAACCTATCTTATGCCCCAGCACAAAGACTCCAATATGGGCCAAGAGCACCAGCCCAAACACGACCTTTGCGCCAATACTCTGCTCGGCCTCGCGCACCACTTTCGCGCTATAGACCAAGGCTAACACCAAGATAAACAGTGACCACCATGAGGTAAGCAAAAATGCAATCATTCGGCATCCTTTCGTCCATGGACTTTTGCCGCTAATCGTTCGGCCCAATTCCACCATTCATCACGATCAGCCCACGAAGTTGCAATATAATCAATCGTGACAAACCCGCAATACAGGTAGTGCAGTATGGATGCAGCACTCCACACAATAAACGGCCAGTGCAACGTTGTACGCTCAGCAATATCGAAGTGCGCGATTCCGAGCGTCAACACAACATTACCGAGCCACACCAGAATCACATAGCGTGATTTATTGTATTCTTCGTCTACTACCTTGGCATACCACCAAAGCGCAACGGCCACAATGAGCAATAGAAACAGCAGAATCGTATCAGTCGTTGGGTTAATCATTGTTGGCATCCTTCTTATTCACCCGCTTTGCAAGCAGTCCTGCACCATGCGAGATTGCCAGCGCGAAGGCGATTAAGAGGAACGATCCGGCCACGGCCCCACCAAGCCACGTTATAACAAGCTGGCCTTGAACAATCTTGCCCACCGTCCCATAGGGCAACCACCAGTAATCATTCCCATGAACAATGATAGCCGAGCCGATTGCCAACGCCAGAATCCCAAACCCCACGGCCATCATGCCAACCAGTTGCACGCGCTCATTCGTGCGATTCGCCACATAGGCTCCAACCATTGCTAAAATCCATACCCCGAAAGACCACACCACTGCGAGCATCACCATAGTTCACTCCTTTATAATCTTTGGCTCAAACATGGCTGGATACTGCTCTCGCAACGCAACCAGCCGATTAATCGACTCACGCATCATAGCACCCTCGGCCCGACTGTAATCAATGCCAATCCCAACGAGGATATTCCCTCGCGGTTGATACTGCACTTGGCAATGGCACACCAACGACCAGGTACAATACGCTGGATGATAAATAATCCGGTCTTGGCAGCGTGGACAAATATGGACTTGCCAGCCTTCATGCTCATAGGCCAGTGTCGTGGCGAATGAGCGTTCCACAGGTGGATAGAGCGCATAGTAGCTCTCTTTGGTCAGGCCCGCATAGGCCAAGTCGAGAATATCATCATAGGTTTGTGGAATGGTTGGTGGCTGTTTCATTGTTTCGTTCCTTCGATTATGCCCAGTTTAGCCAAGAGTTTACCGAGACGGCGGGCACGGGCTTTGATGCCCTTCAAGTGCAGCCCACGATAGTCACGGTGCGTTGTTTCAGCGACAGGCTGCGCGGCCTTGCGAACAGGATAGCTTCCATAGGGTTGCATAACGTCCTCGCTTTCGTTGATCTTGCGTATATCTCTTACCAGTCCCACGTCCCGTAGATTGGCGACCATGGGCTTCCTTGTGGATGGCCGTGCTTGCGATACCGAGCGAGGCGACGAACATGATGTCTCGCAGCCTCTAATAAACTCTTGAGCGGTGGCCGCACAACCATACCACGGTAGTGCTGAGCAGATGGAGCAGGCTTGATTAGTAATGGCTCAGGACAGGGCGGCGAGTGATAAAACTCATATAATCGCTCATGCCCAATAACTTCAAGGTATCCATAGGTACGATCAATCGTTTTATTGCCGGATGCTTGGCGATACCCAGCCGAGCAGGCACGAAACCGCTGATCACGAAAATACCAATCATCACCATGCGCCATCTCAGTGATATTCGGCGGAATAATCCGGTATGGTTCCCACACCAGTGGCACGAAGCGGTCATACCCCGTATCACAAAGCCGCTCATGCTTCTCATATCGAGCATTCATATGAAGCTGCCAGCGCCGCCACCGCATATGGTGATACGGTGGCCGGACAGCGTAGACAAGCAAAGCAGGATCGGGCTTATTGGTCTGCCAATATTTTTGCAATTGCCAGATAGGCGGGCTATAACGGTGCGCTTGGGCCGCTGCCATCTCTGCTTTGGTAAACCATAATGCGACTTTCGCCATACCTACTCCTAATACGTCCCAACACGCCATGGACTCATGCGCCGCAGATCAACCGTCTCAGTACACCGTCGATAATAGTCTCGCTCAGCCGCCATCCGGCGCAAGTGGTGATTTGCTTGCTCTTTGAGCGAGGCGGCTGGGGTTGCAATGACCCGACCGCGATACTGGTGGTTCGTTGGCGCTGCAATCGTGATACTTGGCCCATCTAAGCGAAAGCCCCGATATTCAGCCAAACACAGCGTATGCTTCGAGAGCGTGCGAGCGTCCGACTTCCATGCTGTTATATCGCTCATAATGCGCCGCGCTTGGCGTGAGGCCCGCACCATAACCGCCGAACGAAACCACCAGTGATCCCCGTGGCGGCTATTCTCCGTTGGCGGTATCCACGTATTATCGTTGGGATGTGCTGCCCGCTGCTCAGGTAAGGCGTAACGCATCACCGTGCGAAGCTGCCACCGTAGCCAGCGCATATGATAAAACGGCATCCGATCGGCAGGAATAAGCTGGAATGGGCGAATATGACCGCGCTCAACCGCCCACGCATAGTGTTGCTGCTGGTTGTGTTGGGGCGGCTGGTTGGGCTGGGCTTCCTTGATCTCAGCGTCCGTATAGAGCAATGCGACTTTCATACTGCCTCACTTTCATGATTGAGCCTATCATACTCTCCCCGACCTCGTATCACACCAACAAGGGATTAAATACAAACACCCCACAGCACAAGGCCATGGGGCAAGCCCTTTATTCGGTGGCTGGTTCGGGCACAAACCCTGTGCCGCTGCACTTCTCACATTCACCCCATGCAAATGGTTCGCATTCCTCGCAACACGAACCATTCCACACCTCGCCATCCGTACACCAATCACATTCCATAGTTAGCCTCACTTTCTGGATACACCCAACCCGCGCCATTGCAGTTTGGGCAATCGTTACCCCATTCATCCTCACATCCACATGGGCATGGGATGTACCATCCCGACCCGTTGCAGCCTTCGCACACCACCATAGCGGCGGCTGGGGCTTCCTTGCGAACGGCGGCTTGTTTTTCGTGAAAATCGGCATAGGTCATAATAAACCTCACTCACTCTCGGATGGAATCCCCCGACAATTCCCACAATCGCCGCCCTCTGCACACACGGTGCAAACATATCCTTCGCCATTGCAGGCGTAGCAAAATGATCCGTTGTCCCCACAGTACCCACCGCAAGGACATCCAAAAATCCATCCTTCGCCTTCACACATAATACACTTGACCATGACTCACCTCGCTTTCTGATTACCTCTCTAGTATAATCGATCCGGCCCTTAAAACGCATCACCCCAGCGGGTGAATGCTGGGGTGAGAAAACGGGTGAGGTTTGCAGCTTGGCTTAGGTGAGATCGGCTCCAATCTCGGTCGGCATCCCGATATGGGCCAACACACGATCACCCCGTGGGGTTGGCCGGATGGCCGCTGCCACGTCATCCATAGTGATATAGCCTTCGATTAATGCCAGCTTCATCAGCCGCACGATTGAGCTACATTTGGCGACGAATAGCTCATGGTGCGAACTACCAATCACCACAAACGAGAGTGACTCGATTGCTGCGCTGGCTTCAATGGCCCATAGGCGAAGCTGAGCCACGACACAAGCATTAGCAGTCGCGTAGACTTCGCTGAGCGCGATCACTTGCCCACTAGGGCGACTACCGTCGCTGCATGCGAGCAAGCGCCCGTGCGTATCCGACACGGTGTCTAGTGTGATGCTCGCTGGCATCCCGACAGGCCCAGCCACAAAACCGCTGACAATCATACTGTACCCCTTTCCTAGATGAACATAGGCATAGTATAGCGAATTGCGTAGGCAGATAATAGACCCTAAGAGGGGATTTGAGGGGTGATCAAAACTCACCTGTTGATTCACCTGTTGGGGTGATGTGTTTTAAGGGCCAGATCGATTATACTAGCATAGTAATCAGTTGAAAGGAGTCCACAATGGCAGATGTAACCTTGGCTTGGGTCATATTCGTTCGGTACTTGGTACAAACCGAATTGACTGAGGCTGATGGGCCTGAGTCCATGTTTATGGATGCCGAAGATGTTACTGTGTCCTATCAGGTGGCGCTGGATGCCGCTATGCGCCAAATCACCAACATGGAGGCGGCAATCGGGCCGTGCCCATTTCGTGCTCAGGTTGAGGCAGTATTCACCTTTTACCGAGAGGAACGATTAGCGATCTTCCATGGTCGTCAAGAATCGTTCAGCCAATACCCCGATCCTTTGCCATGGGAATAGGGGAATAGATCACCCGAAAACTCACCCCTTGGTTCACCCCAAGGGGTGATGCCTTTAATGGTCAGATCGCATATACTTCATTCCATAGGAAGCAGCAACTTATTAGGAGATACGGCAATGGCAACTCGCAAAACAACAATCTGGCAAGACCCAACCCGCAACTTGCAAGGCGACTGGGCCGCCATCCGCGAAGCCGAAGTCCGTATCCGTGACATGGCTGCCCGCCGAGCCAACCGCCGCAAACGCTCGGCTCAACCAACCCCATACCGCCAAATGCTCCGCGCCCGCAATAGTGGCGACAACCGCAACCTGATCATGGTTGCCCGCCGCTTCAACAAGTTGGAGCTTATGGCAGCAGCCAAAGCTTTGGTCGCCAAACGTGCTGCTGAAATCAAAGCTGGCAGCACCCGCCCAGCCCTCAGTTTCAAGGATACCTTGGCCCGTGTCCAAGGCTGGCATAACCAACCATTCCCATTCAGCGCCTAACGCCTAATCCTCTCTCTGCTTCCTCTCAGCCGTCAGCACTCGCTGGCGGTTTGTTGTGTCTCGCTCATCTGTTCTGTACAACCGTGATTACAGTCGCCACTATCGCGCCGAGCGCGACAGCACATATGTTCTACTGTGGCTGCCCTGCGGGATTTCTCGATCTGGCGCTATGCCCGCCAATTGCGTTTGGGCTTGTTGGCTGGTGGTGGCTTGGGTGATTCTGGTTTGACTTCGGGTGCGCGGTTTCCTAAGCCCCACGCGCCACCATTCGTCGTCACAATCGCCACACGGCCTGTCCCAACGGCTTGAGGAATGAGCGAACTTGCACAGCGATCATAGATGCTGGCATGAAAGAAGTGATCAGGAACACCGCCATGATCCCAGTGCGCCACAATCTCACCCGTTCGGGCATTCAAGCGCGTCGTGCGGTACGGCGCACACATATGCAGCAATACCTCACTATTACTTGCACACTCGGCTGTCCAAATTTCAGCATGCCCAATCACCGCGCCAAACACATCTTCATGGGCCACCGTGCGCTGAATCGTAATCAAGCCATCTTCGTTGACCTCGCTATACCGGACGGCTTTTGGCTCCACGCTATAGGCGGCTCGGACAACAATATGCGGATGCTTCACTTGAAACTCACGGCAGCTATTCGCCTCTGGCATATGGTCAACCACGCACTTGCTCACGCGATACTGCACAATAAGCTTACTCAAGTCATCCCAGCTTGCCGCACGGCCCATGGCAATTACGACCCGCCCGATATGCTCATAATTCGCGCTAATCCGATAATGAAACACACTGCCCACGTCTACGCCCATGGTGACGTGGGTTGGCCGTAAGCCGCTCGGTACACGCCCGTTGATCAAAATCGTGTTGTCCACCAACTCACTGATGTTCGAGTCAACCAGCTTTGCCCCGCCTTGAAGATAGGGCAAGCCAAGGTTGGAACGGTGTGCTTCTGCCACTTTGATTGCATCACCACTGGTCAGCGCCAATACGATAGCAAGGAAGTCCACCGTGGGGAATGCCAGCACGGGAATCTGATAGCCACGAATCAGCGGGTCACGGCCTCGCTTGTCGGGATTGCGCGGCTTCCATTCACCTGGACTGTTCTGCTTGAGCACAAAGAGACACTTGGGGCAATAGCAGTTCCAATCCGCATCCCGCAGGACGCTCTTATCCCAATCCTTCCATACATCATAGGCAACCGGATCGCCTAGCGTTCGCTCAGGGTGCAAGGCCCGCCAATCACGAAAGAATTCCAAGTCTGTCCATTCGTGGCAGTTGGGACACTCGATATGCCAGATCTGCTGATCACTCTGGCGAAACTGTTTATCAATGCCATAATCAGGCAGGGTTGGCGTGGACAAATCAATCTCATGGCGCAGCTTAGATGCGTTCAAGCGCTTCCGCGCCAACTCAATCATGCGCTCTTGCATTTCGTCGTATTCATCAAACACCAGCACATCACCAGGCCACGACTTCAACGCCGCCTCGCTCTGCATCCCCAACAAGTGCATAATGGAATAGCCGATAATTTTCTGCGAATTTTGATCAATTGAGGCCCGATTGAAGAAATGTTCAAGATATTCTGATTCTTGCCGCAACACATCCACGTCCGTTCGCACGAACTTATTGATCTTGGCGTTGGTTGGCATGAGATAACCAACGCTCAACCCATAGCGATCAAGGTTGAAATATTGAGCGCCCATGTCCATGTACCAAATCGCCCGTGCGGTGGCCCATGTCGTTGCCCCAACCTGCGCTGGCTTGGTCACACAGATATGCTTATGCACGTCACGATAAATCGCCTCAAGCGGGCGGTGATACTCAAAGGTGAAGGGCGTACCTTGAATGCGCCGATAGAGCATAGCCCAGTCAGCCGGATCAACAATATCGTGGCGCTTCACGATCTTCTCGCGACTTACTTCCACGCCTGTTTTTACCACCGCAATTTGCCATGCTTGCTCTAAGGCACTCATAGCTTGAAAGCCGCGCAATCCCCCACGATTCACAAATGCGGCTGGCACGTCGCCTGTCCCACGCTTCCTGCTCATACCACCACTCCATCTAGCGTAACCACAGGCGCAGCGGTCGCGCCATAGGTCGGCATCACCTTGCTCATAATCGTGCGCTCACACTCAGCGAGAATCGTTGCCCGCTCAGCCTCGTCGCTCACGTTGCGCTGAATAATGCCAATAAAGATCCCCAGCAAGGTCGCCATGTCCATAATCGACACCATCAAGCCTTGCTCAATCCGGTGCTTGCGCTCACTCTCGGCTAAGGCTTTGCGATCCTTGATCAACTCACGAATCTCCGTCCGGCGCTCCGCCTCACGCCCGCCTTGCTTCACCAGCCGCTTGATTCCCACAATCGCCTTCGCCATGGCACTGGGGTTGCTGTTTTCCTCAGCTTCTTCTAGCGTTTCAACCATCTCGGCTAAGGCAGCAAACAAGGTTGGGTAGCCGTCCTTGTCCATATCACCAATCAACTCAGCCGTCATAGCATCAATCAAGGCCAGTTCAGGTTGGAGTGATAACTGCGTATCATCAGCCAATGAGCGTTGGAAGTGTTCCGCCAGCCGAGCAGGTACACTGGCAGCCCAACGGGTTTGTCCAGCCATCATGCGCTGCATGCCACTCTCGCCTGTCCTTTGCCCGTGCTTAAAGTTGGGGCTAGCAATTCCTGTTTGCTTCTCTGCTCCACCACCATGGGTACGACAATACAGCGAGCCTTGCTGCACATTGCGAATACAGCGCTTGCCTGTCGTGCGATTGGTCGCTTGGCATTGCGGCAGCTTGCGGCGATCAGCGTTTGGCCGTTCGTCGGCGGTGACTGGTTGGGGTTTTCTCTTGCTCATTGTCACTATCCTCTTGGTCGCTCTCAGTGTCTTTGTTGCCACGGTGTAGTGCCCGCTCAGACGCTTTCACCGCCTCTTGGTCACGTTGATCAAGCAGGTCAAGGTAGGCGGTCGGATCGCTCTGTGCCAGCAAGTTCTCAAAGGCTGCGACCTCATCCCCACTATGCGCCACTAAGTGCATGGCCCACAACTGCTTGAGGTCGCTTGGCACACGAATCTTGAGCGTCATCCAGCCCGTTGCAGCGAAGGGAGCCTTGCGGAGACTATCGGCATACTCTTGCACATACTGCAACAGCGCAGGCGATTCAATATCCGCCTTGGCTGCCAGTAGAGCGGCTGGTTCGGGCAGCTTCTCGGCCAAATCGCCAATCGTATCCACAATCAGGAGCAGGCTATCGGCTTCATCATCATCAATGTCGAGAATCACGACAGGCCACACTTCGTCTGGATTCACCTTCATGCGCCCATGGCCGTCTAAGAGCGTCAGTTTGCCTTTCATGCGCTCCGAGCGGTAGGCCATCAGCGGCTTGATCACCCCAAACTCCTTGAGCGATTCCGAGAGGATGAGACTATGCTCTTGCCCGTGGTCTTTATAGTTATGCGGGTGCTTGCACAGGTCGCCAACCCGCATATAGACCAAGGATTCAATACGATCTTGAAACTGGTTGACGCTATCCATTAGACTCATAAACGCCTCATTTCGTCATTTCCCGATACGACGATTTTTAGTGGTTCGTGCTCATTTGTATTGCCCAAAATTGAGTTGTGTGCAATTGAATTGCGTACAACCGTTGTGACATGATATGGGCATGGCCTGCGGGGTCACTGAAACAGGCTTCATTAAGTCAAATATTCGAGAAAACTGGAATCGGGCGACGTTGACGATTTGCGAGGGATGGTGAGGGAATTGAGGGGAGATAAACTAGCCCAACAAGTAAAGCTGGGCTAGCGAGGACTATCCTCGGTCTTTGTTCCGCCAACGGCGCACCGTGAACACAAGGCGCTGCCAGAGAAGTTTGAAGGGCAGCATGGTGGGGACAATGCCAGCACGGCGATAGCCATAGAGACAATACAGGCTCACGACGATCATAATCACCCCGACCACCCATGAGGGTGTGCCGAGCAGGACGTGCTTGAGCATGAAACCAAACGAGATACCCAGCAGGAATACCTCAATGCGCCCTTCGATTCGGGCGGCAGCGGTCACAGGAAAGTGAGGATGGGAGAGGCGGGTATAGGCCAAAACACAAAATAACAGCGCACCCACCAAAACAAGTGTGAGATTCATTGATACTACTCCTTTGCTATCACCACGCGCTTGGTGCGGTTTTAGGCAAATGTCAAGGATTCGTCAGGTTGCTCGTAAGCAAGAAAAAGCCCAGCATGGGGTGTGCTGGACTGCGTGAGGGATATCGGATAGCGCTAGGGGTCAATCATCATCTAGGCCGATAGCACTATACTTCCGGTGGAGTTCTTCATCTTCTTCCCACGCATCAAAGCGATAATCATCCCCAACGCGCTCAGCGTCGATTTGGAGTTGCTCACGCGCCTGTTCACTCAATGCACGCTTCATATCGCTATCAAAGACAATCACGCTGGCTATCAGGCCAATGATAAGGCCATGCCATGAGTAGCGAAAGCTATAGGCCAGCGGCACAAAGAGATAGACCAGGAGAAAGAGCCGAGCAGCCACATGGATGGGCCACTGGCGCGGCTTGCGGTAGCTGCGGCGATAGCGAATCACCACGGCCAGTCCGATCATGTGGATGACCAGGATGAAGCTCATAGGCACGGCATAGAGCAAATCAGCCATTCGTCACCTCAACATTCTTGGCAGCTTGCTCACGGCGAAGTGTTTTAAAGAAGTCATACACGAGGTAGATAGCCCATAGTGAGACCGAGACAATAGACAGAGGGGTGTCGATATACCCAAACGCTGCCAAGCAAATCAACGTCCCAATCAGTAACCCATTAATCAGGCCACTCACGGCGGCTGCACCCCAGCCTTTTGACTCACGCCGAACCATACTCACGGCCATGACGGCAATAATGATAGAAGTGGCGACACGAACAATCCATACGGTCATGATCAAATCTCCTTTGGCAAACCAAGAACATCACGAACAGCGTACCACACCACCATCAGCCCTTGGCAGATTGCGATCATCATGGCGTGAGTGTCGCTGGGCTGGCCGAACATGAGCACACCGATATAGAGTAGGTTGAGCGAGACGGTGAGCGTCGTGAACCACCATGTATTATAGCGCTTTCGTTTGAAGGCGACTCCAATAAGAATCAGCGCAAAGAGCACCAAGAGTGCGGGCATATCAGCGTCCTTTCACTCGCTCAGATGGAGCGACAAATGTGTCGAGGATTCTACTATCAATATACGTGTGATCAAGAACAAGAATCGAGGGAATTTGGCCGAGCCTCACCCAATTCCGTACCGTGTATTTGCTGTAACGAAGGCGCTCGGCTACCGCCTCAGTGCTCAACCATTGCCATGACTGATTAGATCGCTTAGTGTAAGCATAGTCTCGCATATCAGAATCAATAATGGTGTCTGGATTCCACGCCATCCATGTCTGCTCGTTAGCTAAGAATGCCCAAACGTCATTCCATGGAATACGAGTCACATGGCGAACCGAACTCACCTTATAACGCCGGATTTTGATGAGTTTCCAATCGGCCCAACGCAACACGGTATTCACAGGCACACCCATTCGGCGGGCAAACTCACTCACGGTGAGATAGGTGGAATCACGACTGGCAGTCCGAATACCAGACTTGATCAGTTGAGCATTAATACTATTACGAGTACGGCCAAGCATTTTCGCAATAGTCAGCATGGACTTCCCAGCCTCATAGAGTGTTTCGAGTTTACAAAGATCTGTTTCAGACCATTTCGTCCCCGACATACCCTATTCCCCAACGGCCCACACGGTTTGGCCGAGCTTGGCTCCATTCGGGCCAACGTCCGTTGACTCATAGGTGCTTTGGCGCATGGTGAGGTTCTTTTCGTGGCTATAGTTGCGGGCTTTGCTTTCACAAATCGTATCAGCCGCCATACGGGTATTCAGGCCATAGCGAATACCAACGTTGTTCTGGTACACGTCATAAATGCCACTGCGCTTGACGACTAAGAAAATGGTTCGGGCAGGTTTGGCCTTCTCGGTCGTTGGTTCCATAGTCGTGTTCCTTTCGAGAGTAAAACGATTAGGTTGTTGAGTAGCGAAGTTGGGGTCTGAGTAGATCATGGCGTGTCCATCCTGGAATACCGCGTAAACAATACTCAAGGTTATTGCCAACGCCAAGTGTCCACCATCCAGAGAACGCCTTGTGATCACCGTGCATGAGATCTATCCAGTGACCAGGGGTTTCAAGATGATCAACAGGCAAACCCCATTCAATGCGACGACAATGCTGATTCGCAAACAAGGTAACACAGGCCACTCCATACGGATGGCTGATCTGATACTTGGCTGGGGGAATCCGAACAAGCATGTGAATACTTTCAAGCTCAATATTCATCCCATTCGGATCGCCGAACTCATTCGGGTCTGGAAAGAAACGCATGCTGTAATTTTTCCAACACAACCAACTTATACGATACGGTGCGCGTTCGTTCCGCCAAAAGAGCGGCGCTGCTTGTTGTCTGCCTGTCCCATAATCGTGGCAGGTGACTTCGAGGACTTGGCGATCCTCATGTTCATTCCATACCAGAGCATTGCGAACAGGCGACACTCCAACTGTTTTGAATCGTGGTGAGAATCGCACATCACGACCTTCAACGCGCTCAATCACGTAGCGCAGCTTGGCAAAGAAGGCACTCAGAACGCGCATATCCTCGCGGCTAACAAATGAATCAGCGGTGATCACATCCCGCGCTGCGGCGGTCAATCCTGAGCCATACGTATAGTGGTCACTCATACGATCTCCTTCGGATAAATACGCCCCAAAAGGTGTGGGCAAACGCCAGTGTAATACTGCTTATGCACAATAACCCGCTCTGGCCCGTGTGGGTTGCACAGCCATGTGACGGTAGATTCATCATAGCGTGTGTCTCCGTAGCGAATATGTTCCTCGTACCAATCCACAACAGAGTGAGAGACGACCTGATCGTCGTGGTGAATACTGACCGTTGCGGATTCGGGCGACCAAGAGACCGACCGACCATTCCACAGCGGCGACCATGCCCAACCAACGGTGGCAAAGATTTTGAGATCGCGATACCAGTGAAGAAAGAGATCGCCGTTATACGCACCGCTCCAACTCGTAATGTACCATGGCCCTACCGCTTTTGTGACCGCCTCAATCCGGCTGAGCGTCACTCGTTGAGTGATTTTGACTCCACCATAGCGGTGATACCACGCCCCAAACGCATCCATCATACGGATGACCAGTAGCACATGATCAGGATTCGATCTACAAAGGTTCGGCATATCCAGTAGGACGTAATCGCTCTTTGCAGCCGCTTGGCGACACTGCTCTACCTTGTCATCATGGGCGATTTGATAGAGCTGATTAAGAAATTCATCCATAGCGCTTCCTTCGATATGATTCCCACTCTATCACAAATCAAACTGGTTCAATTCATCCATACTGGCAGGAATAACGAGCGAGGTGGCATGGCCTGCTACAACGCCACTGATTGCCTCGCAGAATCCCATGGTAGCACAGTAGGCTAAGGTGAATCGAGCACCACGCTGCCGCATGGGAATCATGCCAATACGCCCAAGCACCTCAGCCCGACTCACCTCACAGCGGCGAATGGTGATAGGCAGGGTAATAGACTCGGAACCATTGGTCACGTAGATCATGAGTTGAATCACCTCGTTCATTCGCTTTTGTTCTGCGGCCATGTGGCGGCGCAGCCGATAGTTTTGAATAGTCGTGGCGAGGGCCAAGAGGAATGTGCCCACGCCAATCGTGTTGGATGTGTTGCCCAGCCATTCCCAAAATTCTTTCATGGCGTGCCCCTTTCATTTTGGACAATACAATACCGCTCACCCTGTGACGGATGAGCGGCAGCACAACTTAGCGGATTGGCTCTTTGGTCACTGAGTCACATGGCTCGTTGTACCAAAACTCAGTGTTAACCGTAACGCTTATGGCCCCTGCACGGGTCGCGTCGTCAGCCGTTACACCATGGATTTGGGGATATTCCACCCCTTCAATCACCCACATTGGGGTTGTGGCCGTGGCTTTGTGGCCGCTTGGGCCATCAAACACCATTTGCCACCGCACGGTGCGAATCTCGACATTCATACCTGCCACCAACGCGGGCAAAGTAGTAGGGTCAAATGCGCGGCGGGCTTCCAAAACCTTGTAGCGCCATGCCGCAGCGCTATTGGTTTCGAGTTCCTTCATAGCTTTGTCGAGTAAGGCATAGCAGTTCCGCACGGCATTGCGGGCACTGTCCAGCGGCAATTCCCATTGGTACAACGCTTCGGCCACCGTAAACCCGCCACGGGTCAGCGTCGCCATGTTTTGAACCGTGGGATGAAATGCCATGCCTTCGGGCAACGACACTTCGCCAGCCGCAATCCAGTCGGCTAAATCCTTGGCGACGACCACTGGGATAACCAGCGGGTTGAGCACGGCGATATAGCAGTTGGCCCGAACCTCAGTCACTTTTACCCAGTGCTGTCCTGGTTCTTTGACTTCTCGGCACAATAAAACCTTACCGCTCAAGTCTTTGGCTGCCAAGCCGCGTGGGCTGGCAACGAACGTGGCTTGAAAAACTTGTCCAACGTCATAACCCATGGTGCGATTCCTTTCAACATACAATTCATGGATGTAGTATATGAGATTGGCCCGACAAACACATCACCCCAGCGGGTGAACCGAGGGGTGAGTTTTGAGGTGATATTCCGTTGTTGGCCGAGGCAACCTATTCGCCCCAGCCACCCCAAGCGTAAGCCAAGCGCTCAGGATCGATATAGGTGTCGCCATCTTCCCACTCTTGCAAACTTTCAAAACTAACTTCATCAAACGGGATGAATCCATCAGCATCTAGCATGATTGTTTGGAGTGTTGGCAGGCTGAATACCTCAGTCTCGCCAAGAACCTCAACAGATAACAAATCGTGCTGCTCGGCCACCATGGCTTGAGCATCTGAGCGCGAATAAAATTTGGTCTTTTGCAGGTGCTTCACCTCGTTATTGAGTTGATCACACAGCAGAACCAAATCGACCGCGTTCAGGCTGGGGCAATCAACCCCAAGTTCCATCAAGTTGTAGTACGTCATAGTTGTAACCCCTTCTGAGGATTCAAGAATAAGTCATCTGCCATGAAGTGTATGGGATAGCGGGCAAATAGGCTATCCCTCGCAGGGGTGAATCAAGGGGTGATCTTTGATGGATGTGGCGTTCGGCAAAGCAAACGCCCGACCATTGCGCGAAGCAACGAATCGGGCGGCTGAGAGAGGCCATGCACAGGACTCACCAACAGGATACCACACCACACGTCAAGCGTGAACAGCTTTTGCTTTCATCCGCTCAATCAAGAGATCTTGAGTGGACTCAGGTTTGATCTCAGCAATCTCGGCGCTATTGTCCACACCATCAAGCACCAAGTTCACTTGGCGACGTTTTTGGTTAATCAAGTCATCCATATCCATATCAATCGTTTTATCGGCCAATAAGAAATAAACATTAACCAAGAGGGTTTGCCCATAGCGGTGAGCACGTTTCATACACTGATCAATATCCTTGGGAGTCCATGGCATCTCCGCAAAGACAACGGCCCGTGCAGCGGTCAATGTGTGGCCCTCGGCTCCAACCACATCACTGAGAATCATCAGGCGGCAGTCAGGATCATTCATAAAGCGATCTTTTTCTTGCTCACGGCGCTCTTGGCTGTCACGGGCAATCAATCGCGCTGCCTCAGGGAACGCCTTGATATAGGCTTCTTGCTGCTCACGGTGGTGGCAAAATAACAGCATCTTCTCGCCTGATTCGAGGTAGTCATGAATCCACTCAATGACTTGCTTCATTTTCAGGCTTGCAGCCAATTGGCGCAGCGTTCCGATCCGTGTGAGCGCCAAGGCCCGTTCAGCTTTGCGACTAGCCTCTTGCTTGCGACGCTTAATCGCCTGGTCTCGCTCTTTCTCAGTCAACCCCACCAAGCTGGCTTCAAATGCCTCGTTCTTGGCTGCTTGTTCGGCAATCCATGTGACCGTATCCGCCTCAGCCTTGTCGTATTTCTTTTGGTCAGCGGGGGATAACTCAAAGAGCACCCGACTCATTAGCAGCGGTGGCAATTCCTTCATCACTTGCGACACGGTACGGCGCACATAGCACGTCCGGCGCATGCGATCATGCAGTTCTTCGCAGACGGCCTTGGGTACTTCGCCATACTGCCAGCCAAAGCGCGTCTTATGCGCTCCACAGTATTTATTGCGGAAGTCGGTAAATCCGCCAAACAACTCAAGCTTCCCAATAATATCGAGTTGAGCAGCAAGTTCAATTGGACTTTTCGTGAGGGCTGTGCCAGTTAGGCCAACACGATATGGGACGTTGAGCGCGGTCACAATCTCATGCACACCTCGCACCCGCTGGGTTTTATAGACCTTGCGCTTTTTGCCGCCCTTCACGTCTCTCTCGTCCGTGGTTTCATGGCTCTTGAGATAGTGAAATTCATCCATAATCGCGACCTTGACCTTCATAGTTTGCAAATCGGCCACGATATTATTGAACCAGCGGTGATAGGCAATCGAATAGGGAATGATGATCACCTGTGCTCTTGCGACATCCTTAGGCGCATGCTTATAGCCACGCAAGATCGTAATGCGCGGGTTGCCCTTAATCCAAAGCGTCAATTCTTTGGCCCAGTTGTAGGCCAGTTGGGGCGGGCAGAATACGAGCGCCACGCCATCCTTGAGGGAATCAGTCACGGCATCAATCACCCCGATTCCTTGGATGGTTTTACCAAGCCCCATTTCGTCGCCAATAATGCAGCCCTTCGCTTGGAGCGCATAGGCGATACCTGCTTTTTGGAAGTCGAAGGGCGTACCATTGAGGTTTGGGAACTCCATCTCAAGCGCTTCGGCCTTCGATAGCTCAAACAGCACTTCTTGTTCATCCAGCACGATTTGAATCTGTGCCCGCACTTCTTCATCCATGGGCGTATTGGCCCGCTTGCACAACCGCTCCACACTCTCAACCGTGTTGCGAAGGATGGGCAAGGTGTATTCGCCGTCTTTGCCTTTGGCGAGTGGCAGCACCTTGAGGGATGATTCAATCGCACTGCCAACCGCACACGACAAGGCCATGCTGCACCGATCTGCGGGACTGATTGCCACATCAAGGCCAACTGGTTGATCTTTGTAGCGTTTGTAGAGCGCATTGAGCCACGTCCGAGCCGCATCACTCAACACAAAGGCTGGGCGTGTCTCGATCAATGACACAATCGGCAGATAATTGCGAACATCATTGCCGAGCTTCCAACATTTCTTGGGCGTGGCCTGAAAGCTGCGAACTGCTAATGCCTGAATCAGCTTCACCAGTTCTTCATCATACGGGAAGAAGCAAAGCAGGCTGTTATCGTGCGCGACCTCAAACCGATAGGGCGACTCACCCACGGGCGCACCATGAAAGGCGGCATCAACCTCGGCAGGGATGGGAATATCGAATTGATCAGCGATATAGCGCATGTGTTCAACGCTAACCGTGTTGATTGGGAATAAGTAAGGACGACCCTCGCGCTGGCTGAGCCATTGGCGACCATCAATCATGCGAATAGCACTATCGGCGGCTCGCACAATCGCAGGCGACAAATAGGCCAGTACAGCGGGGAGCTTGGGGTGGAGTTCAAAACGAACATCAGAAGCCATAGTGCCTCACCTTCATAGCGGAACGAATACTATTCTTGAGTGTATCACGGTGTTATTGCTGCTGTGTCACCCCAGAGGGTGATGCGACGTTGACATAGCAGGTACGCTTGTGGTTGCGGGGACACTGTTTCAGTCACCATGAAGGCAAGGTGCATACGGTATGAGTAAACGATCACGGGCGCAGCGCCGTAAAAAACAACACCAGTCGTCATTGACGGCTGAACAGGATACCACGATTCGCCAACCCAAAACCCATGAGCCGAGTCCCCACCAGACAACCGAGCAGGGATCAACGGGGCGCTGGCGTGGGCGCAGTCGTTCGTTGGTGCGCGGCGGAAGCGTGAGTGAGCGGGCCAAAACACCACTCGATAGCATCTATCTCACCGACGCACAAAAGGCGACCAAGGGCAAAGAAGGCCAAACCCGCAAAACATCCGATAAACTGCCCCATGCTGAGGGCTATATTATTTCGCAGGATGCCGCGCCATCCTATGTGCGAAATATGAATTTGCAAGCGCTGGATATTTATGCGCTGACTCTCAAAGATCCCTATGATCTCTTGATGGAGGTCGCTGATTCAAGTCCTGATTTATCACGGGTGATTTGGGACTTTTTGCGGCTGATCAACTGTGGCTGGACAGCCCGTGCTTATCGTGAAAATGACAAGGATTATCCGAAGGCCCAAAAAGCTCTCGACGCATTCTTGAATCGGATCAAGGATTATCACGGCTCAGTCAACGTGCCAATCAACCGCTTTATGATCGGGGCAGGGATTTATGGTGGTTTCTTTGGCGAACTCTTGCTGAATGAAAACGCAACTATGGCCGTGGACATTCTGGCTGTTGACCCTAGTGTCGTGCGATTCAAGCGGGTACGCGATCCGTTGCGTGGGTTGATTTGGCAACTCGGCCAATATAGTGACTTGGGGCAATGGGTTGATCTCAATGTTCCAACCGTCAAGTACATTCCTATTGACCCTATGCCGAACACCCCATTCGGGCGATCAATTTGGGTGGCGGGTCTCTATCCGGCGTTATTCATTCTTGGGATGCTTTATGACTTGCGGCGCATCATTGCCCAACAGGGCTATCCGCGTATGGACATCTCAATCGACATGAAGGCGGTGTTTGCCGGATTGCCAGCCGAGATCCAGGCGGAGCTTGCAAACGATATTGATGCCTACTTAGATTGGCACGACTCAATTCTTCAAGGCACAGCGCAGGCCATTGATGCACTCAAGCCCGACGCGACGTTTGTGCATACCAGCGACAGCACGGTCAATAAACCTGCCAGTGCTGGGGCCGATAACTTGCGGGCACTTGAGAACGTGATTAGCGCCATTGAGCGGATTTGTGTGCGCGGCTTCAAAACCATGACCTTTTTTTTTTTTT